CATGGAAAAGGTGTCACAAGTAATCTCACACGGCAAGACGGTCTACGCAACAAGCGCAGCGTGTGGACAATCAACACCAAACCGTTCAGAGGCGCACATTTTGCTGTCATGCCTGAGGCACTCGTAGAACCCTGCGTGCTCGCATCCAGTAAACCAGATGACCTGGTACTTGACCCGTTTACAGGCTCAGGGACAGTTGCAGTCGTAGCCCTTAAACATGGCAGAAACTTTGTGGGCGTTGAACTCAATCCAGAATACGCCGAAATAGCCAAAAACAGGATTGAATCAAGTCAACCCATGTTTAACGAAGTAAACGTTGACTTCCATACACCCCTAGTGTAAAGTAAAACCAAACAACGAAAGAGAGAGATATGTCATCAACATTTATTAAACCACCCCACGGGTCGATGGAATGGCTTAAAGCCAGACATCGTGACGAGGAAGGTAACCCTCGTATCTCAGCATCGGAAGCTGCTGCTGTACATGGTGAGCATCGGTTCATCAGTAAGTACGGTTTGGCTGTAGCGAAGATGGCTGATGAGCCTGTTGTTACTGAAACGAATCGTGCTATGGAGCGAGGTAACCGTTTGGAAGCCACACTTCTTGAATGGCTCGGTGACGAGATCGGTGTTGAACTGGTCGAACCATCAGTTATGTACACGATTGAAAATTCCGGTAGCCCAATGGTCGCTACCCTTGACGGTGTAGACAAAGAGTCATACCTCAAAGGTTTTGGTTCAGCATTTGATCTACCTAAAGTTGTTGCCGAAATCAAAACATATAATCGTGAATGGGATGGTGTACTGCCTCGCTACTGGTACTGGCAGGGTGTACATCAAGCTATCTGTGCCAACGTAGATGAGATTGTTTGGGGTATTTTTGATAGTACCCTCGATCTTCATGTACACCGTCAACCGGTCACTATGGAAGAAAAACTGTTGCACATCGGTGCTGTCACAGAGTTTGTGTGGTGGATCAAACTCGGTAGTATCCCTGCCGAATGGCCTGCAACATACGAAGAAGTGTCAGCCGCATATGTGGACTCCAGTAGTGAGACAACCGATCTCACTGAGTACGCTGAAGTTTTCACACGGTTGAATGAAGTTCAGCAACAGAAAAAGTTGTTGGGTGTTGAAGAAGATGAGTTGAAAGCAACCATCGGTTTACTATTAAAAGACAACCAGTATGGTGTCGTGAACGGAAAGCAGGTAGTTTCGTGGAAACCCCAATCCAAGACCTCCTTCGACAGCAAGTTGCTCGCCTCGGAGAATCCAGAATTGTTCCATCAATACCAGAAGACAAGCCAATACAGAGTCATGCGATTCAAAGGAGAGAAATAATGGAAGATAAAAAGAAACTGTTAGCAGACGTACTCACTAAGTACGCTGTGCCAGACCCAAAGATTGTTGGCAAGCTCCCTAAAGGTGGAACCCAACTAGATTTTGTTGGTCACGCAGACATCACCCGTATCCTCATTGAGATTGATCCGTTGTGGTGGTGGGAACCATGCGGTTGGGTCAACGGCAGGCCAGCGATCCATGTTGAAAACGGTATGGCAACCATGTGGGGATTCCTTTATGTTCACGACAAGCCCATGCTCGGTGTCGGTAGCGTTCGTGCAGACAAACAAGAACTAGACAAAGAACTTGTCGGTGACTTTTTGCGTAATGCTGCTATGCGATTCGGTATCAGCCTATCGTTGTGGACTAAGAACGAATGGGAAGACCTCGGCGGTCACGCATCAGCCCCACGACCCGTCATCAAAGTCCGAGCAAAACCAGTAGCAAACGTTGAAGTAACATCAACAATCCCTGTTGACCCTGAGATTGTCGGCAAGTTCATTAAAGCCTGTGCAGGTGCAAACCTTGACCACGACAAAGTAGCCGACGCAGCTGGCGTAGACCTATCCAATGTAACCAACGACGACATGACAAAACTTCGTGTCGTATTCAAAGAAATGAGCCAAAACAAATGAACAACATCACCGTCGCAGGGAACATCGGTCGAGACCCCGAACTGAAATACACGCCGGCTGGTTTAGCGATCCTCAAATTCAGTGTCGCTGATACATACGGCAAAGACGACAACAAAAAAACAACCTGGCATGACATCGTAGTGTTCGGTGACCAAGCAGAAATTGTTGCCGACAAAGTAGCGAAAGGTATGCGAGTCGTTGTACTTGGCCGCTTACAGATCGAAGGCTACGAAAAGAAAGACGGAACAAAAGCGAAGCGTGTCGAAGTTCTCGCTGACGAAGTAGGTGTGTCGTTACGTTGGGGTGCTAGTGATCCTGTTGCTCGTGCCGCAAAAGCCCTGCATGCAGATGTAATTGATGATGACGAACAGCCCTTCTGATGGAAATAAGGTAAACTGGTGGTGTCCCTTATGCAGGACAACATTAGTAACCCATGTACCGTTGAACGGTGTGCCAATGCACACTTGTAAAAGCAAACGGCAACAGCGAATACCATTGGAGTCCGTCAATGAGCAAGCAGAAGCAAAAAGGGACAGCGTTTGAAACGTTAGTCACCCGCTATTTACAAGAACACGGTTTCCCTCACGCCGAACGCAAAGCTCTAACAGGCCAGTTCGACGAGGGGGATATCACCGGTACACCAGGTATCGTTTGGGAATGTAAGAACCATAAGACATTGAAACTGTCCGAATGGTTGCGTGAGACAGCGGTTGAAACGACTAACGCTCACGCTGACTTCGGTGTGTTGATTGCTAAACGTATGGGCGTTGGTGATCCTGCACAACAGTATTGTGTTATGACTTTAGAGATGATGGTCGGCTTGCTGAAGCAAGCTGGCTACTGAGAGAGAGAAAACATATGAAACGTTTACTACCTTTATTGTTGTTGGTTGGGTGCGGTGCGGTGGCTATGCCAGAATTGCCACCATTGCCCCCCATAACGGTTTCTATTTTGACACCTGAACAAGTTGAACAGTTAGTACAAACAACAACTACCACCACGGTCGTTACTCCCCCTGCCCTAACCCTTCCTGCCGATGTACCATGCCAAGAATGGGCACAAACAGCGTTAGATGCTGGCTGGCATTGGGAACTACTCCCTGAGATACTCACAATCGCTCATCGTGAATCTCGTTGTCAGAACATCATTGAAGGACACCCCAAATGGAATGGACACGACAGAGGCCCCTTGCAAATCAACCAAGTCTGGCTTGACGAGATTGAGGCAAAGTTCGGGCACTGGGAGTATGTAAATGACCCCTACCACAACTTCGCTTGGGCATGGGAAATGTACATTTGGTTTGACGCTAATCATGGGTGCGGATTTGAACCGTGGTACAAAACACATTCGTGCAAATAACTTATGATTGTCCCACCGTGGACAGAGGAGTACAAAATGATTGCAGAAAAAACACCTAACTGGTTCGCTAAAGCCGCATGCAAAGGCATGACCGACATGTTCTTCGGTGAAAAATTAGACTACGAACTACGCCAGAAAGCATTAGCTACCTGTGCCACATGTCCGGTCATAGAACCTTGTCGAGAATACAGCCTAAAGATTTCTCGCCACTCACGCTTACAGGGCGTGTGGGGTGGACTCACCCAAAAGAAACGCCGGATACTTCTTAAAGAAATGAATGTCCGTGTCGTGGAAGAAGAACTGTTCTGATGGACATATTCTTGACATCAATCATCATCATTCATAGCATTGCCTTGATAGTGGCCATATGGAGGGCAGGGAAATGAACCGAGAACAGATAGACCAATACTTCAAAGACAACAGCATGAGAGTCCTACTCATGGATGGATTCGACGAAGCGTTCCTCGGCTACTCACAACGCATCAACGAACCAGAAATAGCCATCTACTCATACCAAAAAATGATAAACACCCTCATTGAGCGTGACCAAATGGACTACGACGAAGCAGTCGAATACATAGACTACAACTGCCTCGGCGCATGGGTCGGTAAACGAACCCCCATAATCATGATGCCCATAGAACTATGAACGAAGAATGGTTACAAGAAGCACTATGCCGTGGCACAGATACACGCCTATTCTTTGCTGAGAACGGCGACATACACACCCAACGTCAAGCTGTCACGTTCTGCAACGGTACACTCACCGAAATCGTCAATCCTAAGACAGGATTGAGCGCAACCACAGGGACACCTGGCTGTACGGTACGCCTCCAATGCCTCGATTACGCCCTATCATTCCCTCAAGATCAAGACAACTCCGGAGTTTACGGTGGCGTACTGCCATCGCAACGGGTACTTCTACGTTCATCGCAACGTAAATATATTGAACGTGACCCACGAGATACCAAACGGATAGTGACATCAATACGGTATAAACAAATAGGTCACGGGGATTAGCCCGTGACCTACTGCCGAAAGCAACTATGGGGGATTAGTCACTCGTCGAATTGTATTGTTTCAATAATCCCTGTCTCGTATGACTCATCTAACAACTGTGTCGCTTGCTCTGCCGAACCAAACTTCCAAGCCTGATCGACCTTGCCCCATTGAGCAAGATGTCTGCTTTGGTTGGGTCGCAACATGTACGGGTCACGCCAATACATCGGGAACTTCGGGTGGCGAACAATGTAGTAGTACCGTGACGGGAACACGATGGGTCTCGCAGGAACCATGTAGCTTAAGAGTGGTCTGCCTAAAGCCCACCATCGTAAACGTTCACCAATACTTTTGCTCATAGCATATGAGAAATGTTTACAGTGCCGATAAAACAAAAGTTACTCATATCAGTAACCGTATCGCCAGCGTCGTCAAGCACAAGATGATGGACAATAACTCTCGCAATATCATCTAAAGGATACGGGGTATGAATGTTTATGTCGTATGAATGTAAAGCTGATGGACTACGCCATGTTCCCCACCAGTCCCCACCGAACTCTTGATAATCCATTGAGTTGACTACACTTGTAGCCCACCGCATAATCATTTCCGGATATCCTGATGGCAGTTCTAAAGAACTCATACTGGTATTCATTGGTTGATCCCCCTCAGTTGTCTAATGGAAATATATAGTTCGTTGCCACAACCAGATAGCGGGTAAACATACGCCCCGTCGAAGTCACACTCGGCATATCCCCTAAACTCAACAACACTCTGGTCAATCTTGTAAATAAGTTTGTCGCCCACTTTATAGTCGGTACTCATTGATTACC